ATATCTGAAGCGAGAGAAGCTATTGATGTTATTAAGAAGCAAATCATAGGTTTAAGAGATAAAAACGGAAAAGTAAGCATCAAAGTGTCTTCTGTTAATACACAGATCGAAACGTTTAAGAAGGAAATACTTTCGCTAAAGACTACAGACAACACGAGCAAGTTTAAACACTTAAATCAAATCATTTCAGATTTTGAAGAAAGTTCTGAGTCTAAATCAAGCGAAAGAGATGAATTGAATGCAGATTTCTCATTCCTAGATGTAGTTGAAGATATTTTAGGAGAAGACGGTATTAAAAATATGGCTGTCAAGTCTATATTACCAGTTCTTAATACTAATATAGCTGCGATGTTAACTACAATGCACTTACATTTTCAAGTAAGATTTGATGAGAAGTTCAATTGTATAGTTAATCATTTAGGAGAAGAAATAAATCCAATGACGCTTTCAACAGGAGAACGTAAGAAAGCAGATTTCGTTGTTATTATAGCACTTATAAAGTTATTGAAGTTGAGATTTCCTCAATTGAACTTATTATTCTTAGATGAATTATTAAGTTCAATCGATGCTGATGGTGTTCATAACATTATAAAGATATTAGGTTCTGTTATAAAAGAAAACAACATAAACACATTTGTAATTAATCACAGTACAATGCCACATGAACTCTTTGATAAGAAAATAGAAATCTATAGAGAAAACGGTTTTAGTAAATTGGACATCGAAACAATAGAATAATATTATAAGGATATATAATATACAAAATAGAGACAACTAAATGAGTACGTACAATATGAAATTTAACCAAGATGACAGTGTTATTCGACACGTCATTATTGGGCTTTTAGCAGATTTGAATAACAAAGTTTACTTTAAAAGGCAAATGGATAAAGATACGAGATCCATTATAGACGTCCCATTCTATTATTCAATATCTGGAGATGATGAGTTCCTTAGAGATAACTTCCTATTTGAACAAGCTGTTGGTGTAGGATGTGATCCTCATGGAGATTTTGCAGATGGTAATTATGACGCCGTTCCTAGAGGAATTGCACAATTGTCTAGTTTTTCGATTGATTCGGGAAGACTAGTCAATAAGGGGATTAGGGGAGAATATTCCAAAATGGATGAGAACGGAGTATTAAAGAATTATACTTCAGAATTTCAGATGATTCCAATTACATTAGCATTCTCGATTGAAGTATTAGTATCATCTACGATGGATGCTTTAAAGATCTCTGAGTCTATCATCAAAACACTGTACAAGACTAATTATTTCAATGTAGAAGTTGGACATTTAGAAGATGGTGTATTTAGATTGCCTGCTCAATATGCATTACCAGATGATTTTGAAATAACTTCACCTATTGATTTTACATTCGAAGATAAAGAACAATATAAAATTAATTTCGATATTGAAGTAAGTACACATATACCTTCGTTTGAAAATGATTCTGAAATGTATAGCGGTAAGAAGATGTTTAGTCTACCTACAAATATAGTAGATAAAAATAAAGGAGAGGTAAATGAACTATAACGAAAGAGACAATCTAAAAGAATGTTACGATAACGTTATGTTCCTTAAAGATTTAAGAAGTGATATTCCTCATGATTTCGAAATGTCTTCAGATTTGAAAGAAGCTGATAAGATGTTAGTTGCAGAAATAAAATATTGGGAAGATAAAATATCAAAGAGAAATCTATAGAATAGTACTTCTATAAACTTTTTAACATTGTTGAGTATAATATAAAATTAAAACTAAACAATATAACAATGGCTAAACGTAGAAAATCTAAAAATTACTTAAATAACCGTGATCTTTATGATCAAATGGTTTTATCTAAGGATAACGATAAGTTAACTAGTGACGCGGAGAAGATGTTAATTTTGATAGCTGAAAGAGCAATCAATAAAATGACGTATGTATCTGACGATGATAGGAATGATTGTTTACAGTTTGCTGTGTTAGATTTACTTAAATATTGGAGAAACTTCAATCCAATATATCCAAATGCTTTTGCATATTTCACAGAGATAGCAAAGAGAGGATATGCAAAAGGTTGGAACAAAATCCATCCTAAAAAATACAAAGGTACATTGTCTATTAATAAATCAACTGGAAGCAGTGAAAATCAGACAGGTATTTATTCAATCTAATGTCGATTAAGAAGGTCAAACCAACTAATAAATCTGGATTCAAACAAGGATATTATAAACCACAGTATGCTTCAAAATATGTAGGTACTGGTGATATTATATTCAGAAGTTCATGGGAATATAAGTTTATGGTTTGGTGTGATAATCATGACGGAGTATCTCTTTGGTCTAGCGAGCCTATATTTATACAGTATGTTTCAAGACAAGACAACAGAGTTCACAAATACTACCCTGACTTTTACTTTAAGGCAGTTCAGGGTGATGGAACCTTCAAAGAATATTTAGTTGAAATAAAACCAAAGGCTCAGATTCAGAAGCCGCAAATGCCAAAGAAAACTTCAAGAAAATCAATAGAATCATACAAGTTTATGTGTGAGGCATACGTTAAAAACATGGACAAATATAAAGCTGCTAAAGCTTATTGTCTAACACGAGGTTGGAACTTTATTGTTTTAACAGAAGATACTATAGGAAATGGGTTACGTTAAGAAGCAAATAGATATATTAGTAAAGGAACATGGTAGTAAGAAAGCTGCTAGATCATTTGCAAACTTATGGTATTCAAATGGAATACGTGATAGGAAAGTAAATGAAGTTTCAAGTGTGAGAGAAAGATTCAGACCAGGCAAGATTTATAGTTTTGATTATAGTCCGATAACAAAAGATCTACAATGGTATGATAAGCATCCTGTTGTTTTAGCTCTTGATTCTCAAAACGATAACGATCTAGGTGTTAATTTGAATCTTCTACCTATAAGAATAAAGGAACAATTACTAGATGATTTATACGGTGCACTTTCAGGACAGATTAAATCTGCTAAAGGGAAGAGTGCTGCTAATGATAAAACGTTAAGAGTTACATATGACGGTGTTAAAGCATATTTAGATAGATATGGTTTTGGTTTTGCAATTAGACAGTATAAACCGAATAGAAAGTCAAGTCAAGCAGTTGTATCATATGACGCATGGCCTAAAATAGCACTTGCAAATCTAATAGAATTGAATGGTGCTAACGTAAATGACGTAAGATTATTACACTCACAATACATGAGAAAATAGAATATATAATAGAAGAAAGTAAAAACAAACAAAATGGCAGGATTCGTAGATAGAGATAACCGAGGAAGTGGTAAAACACCTTTCTCTCTTAAAGACACTTTAAAGAAGTTGTCTTCATTTGGTATGCGTTATGACGATTTAGTTCTTAGACAATCCCAAGCAATTGGGCCGATGGAAGACAAGATGGGTTATGGTGATCTCGGAATGGGTAATATGATGGGTGCAGATCCTGATAATATGTACGATGCATTTGCAGCATTATCTATGGCAGATACTGCAATGCGTAAAAATGTTCCATTCTTTGATCAGAACTATGTAGGTAAACGTGACGAACTAAGAAGATTCTCAACATATGATGAGATAGAAGACATCTTAGACATTCTTTGTGATGAAGCTATTGTATATGATAATAAGAATTTTATTGCATCTCCTGAACTTATAGGTATGGATGTCAATGAAGATGTCAATGCTTATATGCAAAAGGCATACAGACAAATCTATCAATACTTTGGATTTGCATCAGATCAATCAGTTTGGTATTACTTTAGAAAATGGTTAATTGATGGTTTCTTAGCATTTGAGATTATATACAGTCCTGATCAAACAGAGATTATAGGTTTCAAAGAAATAGATCCAGTAACATTAGTACCTGGTTTGAATACATCTGATGGTAAAAAGATGTGGACTCAATTTAAAGGAGATCCTCAAAAAGAAAGAAACCTATACGATGCTCAAGTCGTTTATATCTCATACAGTTCTATTACTACTGCATCGAGAGTAAGTTATTTAGAAAGATTAGTACGTTCATTCAATTTATTAAGAATCATGGAACATACCAGAGTTATTTGGGCTGTTACAAACTCTTCATATAGAATGAAATTTGTTATCCCTGTTGGTGGTAAATCTAAAACAAGAGCTAAACAGTCTCTTGCACAATTGATGGGTAATTATAAAGAAGTTGTAGACTTTGATTGGGAATCTGCATCGTTACATACGAATGGGAAGCCAATGTTACAATTCAACAAAG